GCGATATTGGAATTGGCGGCACTTCGTTCGGATCAGGCGCATTGGTGATGTTCATTGCCAACGCAACCACTGCTCCAACTACAGACCCAACGGGTGGCGGTATCCTTTACGTTGAAGGTGGCGCACTCAAATATCGTGGTTCTTCTGGAACCGTAACAACCATAGCAAACGCATAAGGAGCCACACATGGCAACCGTAATCACTTGGGAAATCTCACAACTGAACTGCAAACCGTCTGAGGGCGACTACACTGACGTAGTTGTTACCGCTCACTGGCGCTGCACTGGCGTAGATGAGAACTACACTGGTTCTGTCTATGCCACCTGTTCCTTCCCTGCACCGGAAGGCGACTTCACCCCCTATGAAGACCTGACATTGGATCAGGTACTGGGCTGGTGTTGGGCAAATGGTGTGGACAAGGACGCTACCGAGGCGGCTGTTCAGTCCCAAATCGACAACCAAATCAACCCACCCATCGTTAGCCCTGCTCTGCCATGGGCGCAAGGAGCCTCTGCGTGATCAAGCTTGACCTTACTGTTGAAGAAGTAAACTTCCTCCTTCAAGCCCTTGGTGAACTGCCCTACAAGGCTGTGTTCCCTTTGGTTGAGAAGATCAAGACCCAAGCCCAACCGCAGGTTCAGCCTCCGCAGGAGTGATCCATGTCGTGTGACAAGTTCATAGGCATGTTGTTCTTGGCACGGGATGTAACCCATTCCGTTCACCTGAACACCCGGTCTTATGCCAAGCATAAAGCCCTCAAGAAGTTCTATGAGGGCATCATCCCCTTGGCTGACGATCTAGCAGAGGCGTACCAGGGTAGGCATGGGCTGATCGGCCCTATTACCCTGCACTCTGCCAAGAAGACCACCAATATTGTGGAGTTCCTTCAAGACCAACTGGATGAGATAGAATCCATCCGGTATGAGGTGGTAGACAAAAAGGATACCTCTATCCACAATATCATTGACGAAATCGTCAATTTGTACCTTACTACCCTTTACAAACTCAAGTTTCTGGCATAGGTGACTCATGGGATTGAAGAATACGACCTCTAACTTGGGGTATCAGCAGATCACCGACCTGTCTTCTGCGGTTGGCTTGACCGTCCCTGCGGTGGATATTGCCGGCAACAAGGTTATGCCTACCAGGGCCTTCATCGTGGCTGAGGGCAACAACATTCGGTGGCGGGATGACGGCACCAACCCCACGGCGTCTGTGGGTATGATCCTCATTCAGAACAACGTGTTGTCTTATGATGGCGACCTTAACAAGATTAAATTCATTCAGACTGGTGCAAGCGCCAAGCTGAATGTTAGTTATTACGCTTGATGAAAAACCCTACTGGCGGGGAACACCAGGGTACTTACGGGTACAACAATGTCTGATGATGTAAGCGTAGCGGACGCTCAAACCGCGCAGGAACCGGTACAGACGGCAGTATCGGCACCCGAGATTCAGAAGCCGGAGGACAACCAGCAGGCAACCAAGACCGTCACCCAAGAGGAACTGGACGCCATTGTTGGAAAACGTCTTGCAAGAGAGCAGAGAAAGTGGGAGCGCGAACAGCAACTGCGTATGCAGGAGCAGCCCAAAGCCCCTCAAGAACTGCCGTCTGCTGACAAGTTTGAATCGGTTGAAGAGTATGCCGAGGCATTGGCTGCTCGCAAGGCTGAGGAACTGTTGGCGCAGAGACAGCAGCAACAGAGAGAGCAGGAGGCAATGCGCCACTACTTCGACCGGGAAGAAGAGGCTATGGAGAAGTATGACGACTACAAACAGGTCGCATACAACCCCAATATCCCGATCTCCCAAGTCATGGCTGAGACTATCCGTGGTTCTGATATAGGCCCGGATCTGGCGTACTACCTCGGGTCTAACCCGCAGGAAGCACACCGGATCAGTCAGCTTCCGGCTTACTTGCAGGCTAAAGAAATCGGGAAGTTGGAACTCAAGTTAGAGTCCAATCCTCCTGTGAAGAGAACATCGTCTGCGCCTGCTCCCATCAATCCGATCACCCCTACGGGTGGTGGCGGTGGACGGTACGACACCACTGACCCTCGGTCTGTAAAGACCATGAGTACGTCAGAATGGATCGAGGCCGAAAACCAACGGATGATGAAGAAGTTGCAGAACCAACGCTACTAATTAGGAGACATCAATGTCTAACTCATTGCTTACTATAGACATGATCACCCGTAAGGCCCTCCAGATCCTGGAGAACAACCTGGTGATCACCCGCAACGTCAACCGCGCTTACGACGACTCTTTTGCCGTCGAAGGTGCCAAGATCGGTTCAACCCTGCGTATTCGTCTGCCAGACCGCGCTCTGGTAACTGACGGTGCCGCCCTGCAAGTTCAGGACGACAACGAACAGTTCACCACGCTGACGGTTTCCAGCCAGAAGCACATCGGCATCAACTTCACCTCCGCAGAACTCACCATGCAGTTGGATGACTTCGCAGAGCGTGTACTGAAGCCTCGCGTAAGCCAGCTTGCTGCCTCTATCGACGCAGACGTTGCTAACGCATACAAGAGCATCTACGCCTCCGTTGGTACGCCGGGCACTACCCCTGCTTCCTCCCTGGTACTGCTCCAAGGTCAGCAGAAGCTGAACGAAGCCGCTGCCGGCATGGCTCCCCGCTATGCCACTGTCAACCCTGCCGCTAACGCAGGTCTGGTCGAAGGCATGAAGGGCTTCTTCAACCCCGTTGACACGATCAGCCGCCAGTTCAAGGCCGGCATGATGGGTCAGGGCGTGCTTGGCTACGACGAGATCAATATGTCTCAGTCTGTTGTCAACCACACCAACGGCGATTGGGGTACGTCCATCACTGTTGGCTCTACGGTCAGCACCCAAGGCGCTTCCTCGCTTGCCATTGCCTTCACCGGCTCTAGCAAGACCTGGAAGATCGGTGACGTGTTCACGATCAGCGGCGTTTACGCTGTCAACCCGCAGACCCGTCAATCCACCGGTTCGCTCCAGCAGTTCGTTGTAACGGCTGACGCTTCCGGTTCTTCGACGGCTACGCTGTCCATCAGCCCTGCGATCTACACTTCCAGCCAAGCTCTTGCCACGGTTGATAGCTTCCCGCAGTCTGGTGCAACCATCACCATGGTTGGTAACGCTAACGGTTCCTACGCTCAGAACCTTGTGTACCATAAGGATGCCATCACCTTCGCCACGGCTGACCTGCTTCTGCCACAAGGCGTTGACATGGCTTCGCGTCAGGTTCACAACGGCATTTCGATGCGTATTGTTCGTCAGTACGACATCAACAATGACCGTATGCCTTGCCGTATCGACGTTCTGTATGGCTACTCGGTCATCAGACCGCAGATGGCTTGCCGGATGTGGGGCTAACAGGTTTAACTACAGGAGATTACGACAATGGCACTTCCTAACGGTGGCGGCACTTACCAAGTATCTGACGGCAACACTAGCGCAGCTAAGGCCCTTGGTGGCTCTACGCTGGTATTCGCTTCTGGCGCAGGCATCTACTTCCTTGATACGGCTATCACGGCTAACTCCACTCTGACTGACGCTCCGGCTGGATCGTTTGGCATGACCACGAACGCAACTGGTCTTGGCAAGCTGTTCTACTCTGACGGCACCAAGTGGCAGTACGGCGCAGTAAGCTAACCTGAACGGCCCTCGCAAGGGGGCCATTCTCCAAGGAGAAGATCATGCCTAATACCAAGTCAACCGGGATTGCATTTGCAGACCCGGAATTTGATAGTGTTACAGTTAGCGGCGCTACTGTGGCAAACGGTGGCGTTATTGCCTCGACTATCCAGACAACGGGCAACGAAGTAGCTGCCAACCTTAACGCTGGCGTCTACATTCTGAGTTCTGCTATTACTGCCAATTCAACCACTACTTCTGCTCCTGCGGGTTCGTTGGGCCTTACCACGAATGCGACGGGCATTGGCAAGCTGTTCTATTCGGACGGCACCAAGTGGCAATTTGCTGCAATTAGCTGATGGAGAGGGGGGTTTCGGCCCCCTTTTTTAACTTATGTATGAAATCTACCTGAAACACCCCCGACACGGCACCAAGGTGGCTATCTCCGATATGGAGGCCTCTGCGGATGAAGAGAATGGATGGGTGCGCTATAATCCTGTTACGCCGTCTAACGACGATGCGGCTCCTGTTGTCAATGAACTGGAAGTGAGAAGGCGAGGTAGACCCCCCACCAAACACGTTCAAGGGTGACGCATGTCGTATACAGCCAAACAGCTTATTGAAGGCTCTTTAAGACTGATAGGCCAGTTGGCTGAGGGTGAGACTGTCGGATACGACACCGCCAACGACTGCCTCCTTGCCATGAACCAAATGCTGAGTTCGTGGTCTACCGAACGGTTGTCGGTCTTCTCCACGATGGATCAGGTCAAGACCTGGCCTGCTAACACCATCAGCCGGACGCTTGGGCCTTCTGGCACCATCAATGGTGATCGTCCTATCCTGCTGGACGACTCCACCTATTTCCGCGATCCATCGACCAACGTGTCGTATGGCATCAAGATGATCAACCAGTCGCAATACAACGGCATCGCCGTCAAGACTGTTACGTCTACTTACCCACAGGTCATGTGGGTGAACATGACGTACCCCGACATTGAAATCTACATCTACCCCAAGCCCACGAGAGATCTAGAGTTCCACTTTGTTTCCGTGGAACCTTTGTCTCAAGTGACCGACCTGAACACGGTGTTGACCTTTCCGCCTGGTTACCTGAGAGCGTTCCGGTATTGCTTGGCCTGCGAGATTGCACCTGAGTTTGGCGTAGAACCTTCTCCGCAAGTTGTCAAGGTAGCCATCACTGCCAAGCGGGATTTGAAGCGGATCAACAACCCGGATGACCTGATGACCCTGCCGTACTCCGTGGTTGCCAACCGCCAGCGGTTCAACATCTACGCGGGTAACTATTGATG